TCAAGCAGTTCTATTCAAGTAAATAATTGCATAGCTAATTAACTGTGAATCTGTGTAGCTTTTAATACGTTCTTCCGTGTGATATGCAGCATTAAAGATTCCTTGTTTACAAGCTTTACGAATGAGCTCTCTTGCTTCATTGCGTGCTGTTTCAGTTAGCATATATAATTCCTCCTTCTTGCCATCCACAACTGTGGAAGATGATTTTAAGTGGTGTCCAACGTACTCCGCCAATTTTTCCGCAATCGAACGACATATTTTTTCGAAATCCCTACGGTAGATCGATACGTCCACAGTGCTATTCACAAAGCATACCTCTATGAGAATGGCAGGTTTGTTTGTATTGCGTAAAAAAGCTAATTCTTTACGCTCTTTCGCCCCGCGATTAATTAAACCACTCACATCCGATATTGCTTTACTCACTTTTGCTGCAAGTTCTTTTTGGTCATAATAAAGCACTTCAACCCCAAGCCCCTTATCTGTTCTGGTCGCTGAGTTAAAGTGCACTGATACATCAAGTTTTCGGTTTGTTTTATTATGCTGTGTCACTAAATAATTCAGATTTTGCTGTTGATTTTTGCTAGTGTTATCCTCAACATGATTCACTGTGATTCCACTGCTTCTTAATATTTCTATTACTCTTTTTACAACCTTTCGAGCTTCTGTAACTTCGTCGATTAAATCTCGTGCACCAGTGCCAACCGCCCAATGTCCGGGACTGATTGTAATCATTTTATTTCAACCCTTTCTTCTTTAATTCAGCTTCTTGTACTCGTGCTTTTTTCGTTACTACATAAGTGTTTTTCCATACACCATAAAGTACTAAAATAAAAGGCACTGCTGCCATTAACACATTCACAAAAGCGTCAATCGTAGCATCGTTAAACCAAGACAATTCAATTCCTAATGCTTGCAAAAATAAAAGGATTGCAGATAGCAACCCTCCGAATAAAGCTATATATTGTTTTAATTTGTCTGCTGACATTTTTATCATTCCTCCTAATTCGTTTTTAGCACTAATCCTAATAAAGCTAAAATTATTGCACCAATAATTGTCGTGGATGCCCAGTAAATAATTTTGTCTATTTTATCAATTCGATGGTGAGCGCTCTTTGAACTTTCATAAGCCTTTGTTGCGAGATCCTCGGCATTTTCTGCCGTCATTCGAATCCCTTTCACATCATCGACTTTCGCTTCTATTCTTCCAAGACGTTCATAAACATCTCTTACTAATTCCTCACCCATAACTACACCTCGCAAAACAAAAATAACACCGCTCGGCACGGTGTATTTCTCGTACTAGATGCAATAGAAAAAGCACCCTCGGGTGAGAGTGCTTGAAACATACATATTACCAACTAGATGTTTTAATAAATTTACTTTTAATTTCCTCAGGTAAAAAATTATCTAATTCCGCTGCGCCTTTCTTAGATAAGGTGTATGCAATAGCATAATATTTAGTGTAAAGTTCACCTAATTCTGAGGCATCAACTGGTTCTCTGCTAACGTGTAAATTTACTAATTCAATTGCAACATCATAAATGTTTCTTTGTATAGGTGTTGGTTTAACTGAAATTCGTTCAGACATACTCATCCCTCCTTTCGCCAACAAAATTCGGCGTCAGGAAGGATTTTCCTTTAATAAAATTTTGATATTTTTATAACTTATAATTTATGTCACACTTTGAGACAATTACGCTCCTAGCAATTGCGACAACATTTTCTCAATATATGTCTGTTGTGCTACTTTAGCAACAATTCTTTCTACTGTAACTGGCGGCTTTGTGCTATCACCTTCTTCAACGACAATTGTTTCAGAACTAATAGACATTTTCAGCACGTAGTCATTATAAATATACTCGCTTGTAATAATATCGATTTCTCCTGTCCCAGGATTGATTGTTTCTTGTTGTAATAAGATAGTAATAGTCTGTATTTTATTAATATCACTAAAGATAGAATCGATACTATTTAAATCATATTTGTTCTTGTCAAATACAAATTTTAATGTATCTCTATTTGCATTTTGATAAAAAGTTCGTTCGCCATCTACCTTAACAATATCTAATTCTGTCCCATCTATTAATTTAATTTTATTACTCATTTTTAATAACCTCCTATTTTTTATGGAAGATAATCCTTTTAACTTCAAATATACTAGGTTTAGTTGTTGCAGTATTATCCACGACATTACCAATAGAGAAATACCAATTTACTAAATCAGAATGATTTAGCGGCGCGTCACTATTTATAGTTATAAAGACTGCTGATATATCGTCTTCACCTGTAGGATTTAATGGATACCAATACCAACCTCTATTTTCAAAATTAGTAGATACACTTGTTATATAAAACCTGAAATGGTTGCTTCCTCCGCCATTTACTCCTCTATACTGAATCTCAATGGACTTATAATTATTCCATCTTATACCTTCTGCTAATGTAATTACTGATTGTGATTTATTTACTCCGGCGGGCAAGTTCATAATAACAGAATCAGCAGAATAATATGGTTGATAAGTATTATAACTAGAAGAATAAGATGGGTTTTGAACTAACGACTTATAAAATTGCCCATTTAAAAATATAATTTCTCCGGATTTATCTTTATCAAATACTTTTCTATTTACTCCACCTACACCCCTATGAACCTCCACGATTTCACGATTAACCCCATCTACTCCTCTATATATTTCAATTAATTCTCTATTTACTCCATTAATTCCACGATAAATAGACAATCAACTCACCACCTTACTAATACACCATATGAATAGCATCATTCGCTAATGTTCCTTGTGGTGGTGTTTGTGATACTGTAACACTTGTACCTGTATAAACAGGTCTTTGATTACCGTCAACTATTGTTTTATTCGATTTTAGAGTTAATGCATCTGCTCCATCTACTCTAAAAACTAACCCAAAATCATTAGTTGTACTAGCGTTCCAAAATAATCTTGTATCATTCTCTCTACCTGGTACGCCGAAAATTAATGCGGGTATTCCTTTATGGATTGCTAGATTTCCTGTTAATGTTCCACCTGTTTTATCTAATTTATTATTCCAATCATCTTTTTCGTTTTGGGATACATGTTTTACACTATCTGCCAAGTGCGACATAACTTTGTTATCTAACTGCGTCAAATTATCACTAACGACACCGACTTTTTCATCAACATATTTTCGGCTAGCGATTATAACCGAGGGATCCACTTTCATAGTGACAGCACTTGCATTTGTTACTTCGATAATCATTCGTAGCAACAAATCTTTGGTAGCTCCATCATCAAGGGACGGCTTATATGTTTCTGGATATTTACCAATCGCAATCAAGTCGCCAGCATCATCAAATATCCCCACTTCGCGAACTGTAAATCCACCTTGTGTTGCCGGGATATAACTTTCAATAACAATCCAATTTGGATTTTCAGAGTCAATTTCAACCGAACCAATATTACCACGCCATACTTCATTTCTTAGTTGTATATCATTTTGGGTTGGATTGTAATAAGTGCCGCCGCCATCACCAACTGCAATTTCAGTCAAGTCTACTTTTTTCCCAGTAACTTGAGCATTTGCGAGTTTTGCTAGACCCGCAGATGTTAAAATTGAATAAAAGTTTTCAGCCATCATATCTCTCCTTTCGGATAAACCTCAAGTGATTCAATAGTCTGCATTCCGGATGCCGATTTAAATTTTGCTGCTGTTTCAATTTCAGATATCATCCATGGATAAACGGTAAGTTCCTCGCCACTGCTCATTGTTAGAGCGAAATTCTCTTTAACATGAGTTGTTAAATATATCTTTATCACTTCAATCCATGAACGATTATTTTTATAAGTTTTAACAAGTCTTTCTAACAATTCAATGGTTTCTTGGTTCAGACCGCGTTGAGAGACTTCCAATATCTCAACTCTAAAATAATATGGATCTCCGTTATACTCGAACCATTCATTTATAACTCCTCGTAAATTCAACATGTCAAATATACGATTCAGTGCATATTTGGTACCGTTTTTACGATGCATTTCTATTGCATTTCTGACTACATTACATTTTTCTTCAAATGTTAAATCCTCGTAAAAATCCACATGTTTTTCATATGCCAAATAATCAATTAATTCTTCTGGTAAACCTTCAAATTCGTATTTTGCAAGTTTTTCAGCAAAGAAAAGAAACTCGTCATATAATTCTCTTACTTGAATTTCAAAAGCTTCAATTAACGCCACTACAAAATCATCCTGTTGAAGTGATTGAGGAAACAAATGAATTAAGTTACTCATCTATTAACCCCATAAAAGTAATAGTAGGATTTACGTCTTTTGCAATCTGCGTTTTTTCTAATACTGTATAATTAAGCCCTTCAACAGTGATTTTGTAGGCTCCCTTATCTCTTAAATTAGCAATTAATACTGCTGGATTTATGTCTCGTCCTAATTTTGATTTCTGCCACACTAAGTAATTGTTAAATGCCTTCTCAATTTCAAGTATTAATGAATTTGCTACAGTTTCATTACTTCTGCTTAGCCAGTATTTAACTACAGGCGAGTATTCAATTATTTCTGGTTCACTAGCAGTCAAATAATCAGTCAAAGGTCGTTTATCATCTGCAGAGCAAATTTCAATTACTTTTTCAATATGCTCTGTAGTTGGTAGTTGTCCATTTCTTAAAAGAATTGTAATATGAGTTCTTCCAGGACTTGGGGATGTGATTTCAACGTCTATGATGTCTTGACTAGCTGTTAATGCCCAATATTTATATGCTCCTTCTGGTCCTGCAACACTAAACCGCTCAGGAGCCAAGCGTATACGTTCAGCATATGAATAATCATCTTCAATATCTGCTCCGCCTGCGGTTTCAGTAATATTCATTACCGCTATTACATAAGGTAACGGGTCAACCAAGTTTGTAATCTCACCTGGTAAATAACCGTTGCCGATTGTACCCGTTTCAGTACAAACTGCATCAACAACATAAGTATTGATTCCTACGTCTACAACCTGTGTTTCTTCCGTTGCAAAATAGATATTTCCAATTGAAAAACGAGTACCTGCAGGAATAGTTAATGCTGATGGACGGCCTTCATCAAGAACAAATTGAATTTTCGTTGTTGCAGCACTTGCACCTAGTCGAGGAGTATCCATTTCGGCACCTTTATGATCTAATGCATCATCAGTTGCGTAAGATAATAAAGACTGTTTTAATGCATAATCTGCTCTATTTCGTTCAATAGCCACAAAAGCAGCTAAACCCTCAATAATTTTTCTTCGTGGATCTGCTCTTCCATATTCTTGACCAGTAGCTTCAGTCACATGAAAAAGCATTTCCTGAAGTATTTTCTCAGGGGCTTTTTCGAAAAAAATTATTTCCGGTAATCCAAACCTACTCATCTTCTTCAATCACCACCTTCGCAACGGGTTTTAACAAACCTCTTTGTGAATCTTCCGAGTCTTGTTCATAACGGATAGATTCTACTACAGCACGTGGTTCAAACGTGTGTATCGCTTCTACTATTCTCGCTTTATTGATTGCTTGAGCTCGTTGAATGGGGCCGTCTAAATCAGGAATCCAACCGAATTCTCTATCAAGGGGACATGTCATTTGATAAGTGGACAAAATAAAAGCGACGTTCTGGATTACTTCATCCGGACCCGTCGCATTAAAATTTATTGAATTTAGTATTCCGACTTCAGCTGTAATTGCCACTTAAATCACCCCTTTACAAATTTGGAATATTTGTTGTTAGCCGTAATATATTTGCCACCGCCCAAAGAATACCAACCGTTTTTCTCTCCATAAACAGTTAATGTATCGCCTTTAAAAGCATAACCCAGTACCTTATAATTCACTCCTGGTCCAGAGCGAATATGAACTGATTTTACGGTTATTATCATTTTTCCTATTGGTTTCAATGAACTATTTGAGCTAGCTATCTTTACTTGTGGTGGTTTTATCGTTTTTTTACTTGATTGAATATCACTTTTTGGGTATTCCATTAATGTTAATTCAACATCCATACTTATTACATTACCTTTATTATCTATCACTTTATGAACTTCCGTGGCTTTAGTTATTACCCAATGATTGACGGAAATAGGTTGATTTCCCCTAATGAATAATGATGTATGCCCTTTTCTTGCAAACTCCCTTAATTTGGCCATTTCTTTTTCGGGGTCTACTCCAAAGTCGGCTCTAAACTTAATTTGTAAAGTAATTTCATCTACACCTGGACCTCTAAACTCAGGTAAAGGTTTATTTTGTAGTATATCATGCGTGTCCCACCTAGGAGTTGTTTCTCTTTTAAAGTCGCTATAGGTTACATTTTTTAGATCATTAATTTCAAAGACAATACCAGCGTAACTACCAATAACGGGCATTTATTTCCCTCCTTTATTCCGATATTAAAGGAGGTCGTAGTTCATTATAAAATGTTCCTAAAATAAATCCTTCTGATTTACTTGTGTACAAACAAAGTACTGGATCATTAATTTTAGGAATCTCTACATGAGCAAGTATAGGTAACTCTGCAGACACTTTATCATCTAATTGACTAAATCTTACTCTAGCGCTATGTCGTTCTGGATAGATAGCAACTACTTCACCTACTTTAGCTAAATTCATCAATATCCCTCCAGGCATCTTCTTAAATGTAGGGTTATGTTTGATTCTCGATGTATAACTTTTGTAGCAATATACTTTCCGTTAATTCGGCCGAAGCCGATTAAATTAAATGTCATTCCAGCGTCAATGTGAATCAAACTAGTAACTGTTAAAGTGATAGTTGTTGCGTTTTTGTTCTTTTCTCTCAGTCTTTTCTTGGCCAATCTATAAGCTTCCTCATTGCTCGATACTTCTTCGTTTATATATAGAATTCTTCCTATGTTGTTCGGGACGTTTGGAGGTGTGAATGTTGCAGAATATGTTCTATTTTTTCTAGAATTACGATATTTAACTTTACAAGCAGCATAAGTATCAAACAGAGATGTTTTGAAGGCGTAATTTATAACTTTAATAGGATCCGTCGACTTACTATGTCTAATAATTGTTGCTACTGGCGGCTTTGCTTCATAATCTGCTTCATCTAAAATCACTATTGTTTTGTTTGCTAGTTTTAAACAAAGTCCGGCATCTTTACAAATTGAGTATAAATAAGATAAATCTGTTTCGCCCTCTTGTTCCCAACGATCTTTTTTAATCACTTCACTTGATTGATAATAAAGCTTCATTCCATTTGCTTTTGCAATGTCGCTGGCCACGGTTTTTAGTGTTGCTTTTTCCCACGCCCTAGACTTTTGTTGTCCACGTAAACTATTTGCTTCTGTAATTGAAAGAGCTTTGATAACAATCCTTGACGGCGGTCCGTTACCTGTTATTTCATCAATTTCAAACTCCCCTATTTTGGTTTTTAATTCTTCACGATTCCATCTTGTCTTGTATAACGTTGGCTTGATAATTGATCCTTTTCGAGGAAACCAATCATTTAACCAAAGTGCATCACGATCCTGTAATGTTATTTCTAAATTATCTATTTCGCCAGATAAATTGTCTGTATAAGTCCATCCAGTAATAAAGTTTTTAAGTTCTGCAGTAATGTCTTGGTGATTGTATTCGATGAAAAGCGATGTTCTTCTTCCAATATCAGTTGATTGATTCATAGTTCATCTTCCTCTCCTAGCCATGGAGGACGTGAAGTTGTTGATGTAGTCATCTCATCAATTTCTGGAACATTTAAAAGGACACCGCCACTAAAAATGACGGTGCCGTTATGTTTAGGATTGGCTTCGATTAGAAGCGGGAATAAATATTCGCTACCCCATAGCTTATAAGATATTAAATCCCAAGTGTCACCTTGGATAGTAGTATATGTTGAATTAGCTATTGTAGCTCACCCGCCTTTCAACACCGGAGAGGTCTATACTATTAATTCGTGATTCTAGATTATTCAGCGCTTGTGCAACACGCTGACCAGCTGTTTGAATATTCATAAGCGAATAGATCCATCCGCTTGCGTGACCAATATATGAGGCTAATAATTCCATGTTATGTGAGGCGAGTTTTGTTTTCTCCTGAAGTGGATAAAACGAGCCGTAAACCATTCCACTTGCTTGACCTGCGTACATTGTTAATATCGACATATTATTGGAAGCAAGATTCGTTTTCTCTTGCAGAGGGTAGAACGAACCGTAAATCATACCGCTTGCCTGGCCAAGATATTGAGTAAGAAGTGAAGCATTGTTAGTTGCCTTTGCAATCTCAGCATTTAATTTACTAGTGTCAATGGATGCAACTGCTTTATCAGATATTGGCGTTTGTGATGCAGATGCTTTTTGTCCACCGAATAAGTTTCCAATTTTTCCTCCTAGCCAGTCACCTCCAAGACCGCCAATAATACCTCCAACTGTTCCACCGATGACTGTTCCAACTCCAGGTATTACAGAACCTATTGCAGCACCAGCAGCCACTCCTGCTGCTGCTCCGCTTAGTCCTCCAACAGCAGAACCAACTGCTTCCGGTTTATTATCAGAAGTTAATATATCAGCACCATAACCTAAAACAGCGAGAGGTGCTAAAATCTTTCCTGCTCCCTTACCTACTTTTCCTGCCATTGATACAGCCTTCGTAATTTCTTTTTGTTTGGTAAGATTCTTATTACCCTTCAATAATTCAGTAAAGCCTTTTGGTTTTTTCTCAGTTTCTTTTACGGTTGTTGGAATAGTAGCAACAGCCTTATTGGTTTTCTCGCTAGATTTAGCTTTTGAAAAAATGTCTTTTCCTTTCCCGAACAGCCACTTGCCTCCACTAAGACCTCCTTTCATTAATAAACCACCGGTCATCATGTTAGCAGCAGCCGCCATTGCTAAGCCCCCAACAATATTTCCTTCTCCTATACTTTCAACAGAACCTTTTACTGCAGTTGTGAAAGATTTTACCCATGCTTTTCCAGCAAGCGTACCTAATTCTTTAAAAATACTATCTAAAGCTTTTCCACCATCGCCTTGCATCCATTTGTCAATTGTTTCGACAGTTTCATCCAATGCATATTCAACTTTTTCGCTAAAGTCCATACGACCATACAATTCCCAATTTTTAAGATCTTCTTGGTATTTAAGCATGGCTTCTTCAACTTCTCGATGATTCATCTCCGGTGTGATTTCAGGTTTTATTGGCTTTTCGACAACTTGGAATGGTTTTGTGATGTTATCAAGAACATTAGCAACTGCTTTGCCTGCATTTTCAATTGCAGGGAGATTGTTTTCGATTACATACGATAAACCATTGAATGTATCTTCTAATACATCTAATATTGGTGTTCCAAATGCAATTTGAGCAGATTCAATGGCTCCGAAAAATTGCTCTTTTGCTCCTGCAAAGTTTTGCTTCATTTGTCTTGCTACTCTTGCTGCTGCACCTTCACTGTTTTCGAGTTCTCTTGTCATTTCTCGAATTTTATCTGCTCCATTACTGAACAAACTTAACATTGCAGTTGAAGCTTCGGCACCAAAGATATCAGCAGCATATGCCATTTTCTGCGTATCAGATAAATCTTTTGTTGCCTCATTCCACTCTTCTGTAATATCCGCCAAACTTTTAAATTTTTTATCTGAATCGACTGCTGTTATGTTGAGTTTTTTTAATGCTTTTTCAGCAGCTGTAGGGGGTTTGGATAACCTAATCAAAGCCATTCGTAAAGATGTTCCTGCTTGTTCTCCAGCTAAGCCTTTATCCGTTAATAAACCTGTTGCAGCACTTAATTCTTCTAATGATATGCCTAGTGTGTTTGCAGCTGGAGCAGCATATTTAAAGGCATGGCCTAAATCCGATACATCTGCTGCTGATTGGATCGCAGACATTGCGATGATATCAGCAACTCTACTAGCTTCTTTTGCTTCCATTCCAAAAGAATTGATTGCAGATGTTACAACATCTGATACAGAATCTAAACTTTCACCAGATGATTCTGCTGCAGCTATTAAGCCGGGCATTGCATCAATTATTTGTCTAGCATTCATCCCTTTTGCTGCTAGTTCATCCATTCCGATAGCAACTTCTGATGCTGATAAGCTAGATGATGCTCCTAACTTAAGTGCAGTTTTACTTAATGCCTGCATTTCTGCATTCGTAGCTTCAGCTTTTGCTCCGACTTTGGCCATTTGCGCTTCAAAATCAGCTGCAGTGCTGATAGATTTTGCGAATGCAGCAGTAGCTACTGCCCCACCAGTAGCTAGAGCTATACCTGCAACCGCTTTTGTTCTATTCCATGTCTCAGTACCAAATGATTTAATGGCATTAACTCTTTTTTGTGCATTTTCTAGTTTATTTAATTCTCTTGTTAGCTTTTCAGTCTCTTCTCGAAATTGAGATTCATGAATTCTACCTTGCCTAAAATCAGCACCTAATCGATCAATTTCTCTTTGTACTTGCCGAGCTTGTTGTTGAAAGTCTGCTAGTCCTGCTGTTGCTTTCTTGAAAGCACTAGTAAACGAACTACCTATATTACCACTGATTTCAACTGTTAGTTCATGTATTTTTGACATCGTTCTCATCCTCTGCACTCAACGCTTCAGTCCAAGCCTTCAATGAAATTAAAGATTGTTTTTGCCAATATTCGAGAGAAGTGTTTGAATAAGCAGATAAATTTAAGAGCCATTTGCGAATTTCTTTTGCACCGCCTGAACCTACCATTGGATGAAAAAATTTCGAGTTTGAAGAGTAACTTCTAAAAAATCAGCTCCATGCAACCTTTTTAAATCTTCAATTTTCATATTTGCTCCAAAAGATGCAAGTTTTAATAAAACTTTTTGGTTATACAAATGATCAAAGAAACTGCCTTCTAAGCGCAATTGTTCGTCAATTTTTAAAATATCTTCTCCAGTAAAATTAGAAAAATCTAATGTAATAGAATTAATAAGCACCCCGTCGATTTCAATGGGGTGCTTGATAAGGACTGGAATGATACATTTATTTTTTTCTTCAGAATTTGTTGTTAAATCGTTTTTTTCTTTTACTCCCGTCATTCTTTCCCACTCCTTACATTCCTAACGCTTTTCTTAATTCGCTCAATTGATCTACACCATTTACTTTAAAAATGTGGTTCACTTTATCTAATTCGATTAGAACCTTACCGTTGCTTTCCAATCGATAATACATACATTCAATTTCTGTTGAGCCCTCATAAGCAGAACCTTTTGATGCTTTTCCAAATTCGTTGCTAATAACCGGTCCAATTACAACAACACGATCTGCACTAATTTTATGTGTAGAGGAAGCAATATCATAAGATTGGTTTGCTAGACGGCAATCAATTTTATGACTACCAACCTGATATAACAATGCCCTTTCTTCACCGATAGATTTCCAATTCAATTTAATCTTTGCTGATTCAAATTGCCCTAATAGAGGAGAATCGTATTCTCCTAGGATACCGGCTCCTGATACTGTATCGGATATAGCATTCAAAGTGGGCAATTCGATATCAGAAATACCGGGTGATGAATTGTTATCGTCGATATATACTCTAAAATCATTTAATTTTTCAGGTATTCTATTTTTATTCATTTTCTCACCTCATTAAGATTCAAATAATGCGTTGTAATACGTCGCATCAAATTCAATGATATTTTCAATTTCTTGCGCTGGAGCTGATTCTGCAACGTAATATCTAAACACAACTTTTCCGTTTTGTAACTGTTCAATCGGATTATCTTCTGCCAAGAAAACAATACGACCGCCTAATATCACTTCATTTGTTACTAAACTATTAATCCAGTTGTTCATTTTATCTAAGATGTTATCAATCATCCGTGGACGTATTGGTCCATCCACATCAGACCAAGTTGTTAATACAATCGTATTGCAAATCCAGTTATGCATAATTCGAGTTGGGATAAATCTGTTTGGAACATCAAGATGATCTTCTTCTGGATAAGCTGCAGTCATATTCCCCCATGCTACCCAGCCGCCAACAAAGTTTAAAATCGTTAAAATCCCTTGATTGTTAAGCTCGTTTGCAACATCGGGAGGGATAATTACTTCTTGGTATTTTCCAGCGCCTGCTTTTACTACCGCTTTGTTAATAGGTAATGTTTTGTTTGACGGGGATTCGTAAGGATATCCGCCATTTTCGGCAGCGATTTTTGAAATGCTCAAAGCAACCAAAGTAGAAATGTGATAAACCTTATTATTATAAGCCGCCATTGGCCAAGCAATAGCTTCGAATGATGATGTATAGCTATTTTCTAATTTCCAGTTTGAAACATCTGTATATTTTGGTGCTTCTGTTGTATCGGCATCAGTAATTGCAAATGCTTTAAAGTAAGTATTTACAGATGTCGCTTTCGCCCGCATTACCGCAGCGACAGTCGGATTTTCAGAGAATCCTGGGGCTAAAATTATGCCGGGTACCATTCTATGTTGTGGAAATACAAAGTTGATTAACTCTAATCCAGTAACGTCACCAGTATTAACATCGATACCGCCAATAATATCCACTTCCGCAACTAACGAAGTATCTAACACGTTGAAAGTTGCTGATAATGTTGTTGCTTCAGTATTTGTAATTAAAGCAATAATTACTTTTCCTTCGTCATCGAAAGAGGCAACATAATCTTTTCCTTGTTCAAGTTGAGTAGCATTTGCTGTGATATTTAAAGAAGATAAAATAACACCTTCTGTATCAATTTTTGCTTGTCCATCCTTAACAGTTAAGTCCTCTGATTTGCTAGTTTTATGCTTTTCTGGATCTAGTACATTCACTAATAATATTGGTGCAACTTTAAACTTATCAAATGCTGCATCAATAACTTCACATAACGTATATTTCTCCCAATCATCAGAGTAACCGAATGCTTTAACTGCATCATCATATGTGTATGCAAGCACAACTTTGTTAACGTTTTTTTCATCTGCTAAATTCACAGGAGCTGTGCCAAAATATACAGGTAAAGCAGCTGTTGCTTCTGTTGATACCGTTACTGATGGTCGTGATTCTTTCGTTCGTGAACCGTGATAAAACAATTTATTTCACCTCGCTAAAATATTTTTCTACATTCTTATAAAAAGCTGATTCTACCGAATTAGGATTCTTTAATTTTTTCTCAAAGTCAATTAGTCTTTCAGGTTCAATGAATAATGTTGTAAATGCAGGACAATTTTCTTTGTGGGCGTTATGAATTTCTGGATAACCTCCAATAAAAGAACTATATCTCGATAGTCCTTTTACAGTGGGACCTACGTAGATAAGAACGTTTTTTTCTTTGTTATTTTTGGTAGTTTTTCGCGAAGAAGTCATCCTCTATCATCCCTCCTATTTCTTGTTGTGCTGAATGCATTTTAAAATTTACATCCATTACTCCATGCCATGTTGGTTTCATTTGTTCCTCATAAATTGCAGTTTCTATTTTTCCTGTTAGTTCACCGCTACCTATAAATTTCTGACGTTTCAGTAAGAATTTTATTCGAGTCGATAAACCCACAACGTCTTTCCAGCCATTTTGTGCATCATCATTGAACGCACCAAGTAGAATACGAAAGTTTAAGATACACTTTTCTTTATCAGTATCGTCTTCTTCTCCTAGGTACCTAACAATGACAAACGGATAGTCATCAGATTCCTGTTCTTCACCACGTTTAAGGTTCTTTATTGGAGGTAAATAACCTTTATGAACAGTAACCGTTTTTTCAATACCATTTTTTGATGGAAATCTCATGTCTTTTAAGTTTTCTTGTAAAAAAGAAGCAATGGCCGAAACCATCGCTAAAGGTGTATTATCATGCATTAATTGTTACCCCCAAAGTAGCCTAGATAGTTCATGTTCTAGACGTTTGTCTAATATTTCTTGTGCTCGAGTGATAATATCATTTAAAGGTTCTTCGTGACCCATCATTTGAGCTATGGATGGACCAAAATGTCCTTGGATTGGATAACGACTTTGACCAACTCTTGTAAACACATTTACATAATTTTTCTTTGTTCGTGTAACAAAACCTGATCGGATCGGTTTTTTTGTTGAACTTTTCAACACTCTAGCATGAACCGGCATAATATCAGGAAATTTAGGTGTTACATCAAATTTTAGTAGTGGTGTGACAGGTCCGCTTGCTCGTAACTGTGCTGATAAATGACTAGCAGTAGCTTTTCGGATTTTAATTCTACGTTTAATATCAGCAGCTTTTATAATATATCGAGCTCGTATACTAACACTTGCTCTTGTCCTAGCTGCAGTGGCAGCACGGTTTATCCCTCTCCATAAAATAATTTTTGCTTCTTTTGGCGCGATTGAAAAAAGTCGTTCTAATTGTTCAGCGTGATCTACTCTAATCTGTATCAGTTTAAACACCTAGCTTTCATGCGAAGATGCAAGGATTCGAATAATCCCCATATTCTCTTCAGCTTCATCTACGTATAATTCCTCGCCGTCAAGATTAATTATGCTGTCTACTTTTGGAACAAAGTAATCTGCAGCTTTGACATAGATAATTTTTTGATGTTTATATACTTCTTGACTTGCATATAATTGTTCTCTCGGATAGCCAGTAAAATTATCGTCGTTTTTAGAATCAACAACTATTAGAGTGAGAACTTCTCCATCCAACTCATGCTCTTCTCCAAATTCATCTAAATTAAAAAAGACATTCAAATCTTCATTCACGAAGTCTTTGAACGTCTTATTATTCATCTGTATCATCCTCTAACAATTCATCAGCTTTACCTTGGTTAATAATTGCAGCAATTACTTCAGCTTTTGTTGTTGCACCGTTCAAATCAACACCGACTGCTTTTGCCGCGCGTTTTAATTCTTCGGCGTTGTATTCTTCATCTAGTGCCGCGCGAAGTTCCTCAAATTCAGTTGGCGAAATTTCAACTTTATCACCTTTGACTTGTTGCTTCTTAAGTTCCTCTTCTGGTGAAAGTACATATTCTGCAGCTTTTAAAACAACAAGTCTTTCTTCTTCACTTTTACTGAGCCCTTCAATAATTGCCCCTTTTTTATAAGTGATATCGTTGTGACGGATTGTGTGTTTTGCTCTAATCAATTAAATCGCCTCCTATAGCACTTTTGCAACAAACCAGCTATTTACTTCTTTTGGAATTGGAAGTGGCTTAGAGCTTAATTGTAAGATTTTACGTGCAGGGCGTTTTTCTGTCCAAGAATCTGGAACACGATCAGCTTCATAAGTTACTAAATCATCACCTTTAGCAATAGTAATAGCTGCATATGCCATAGTGAATTCAGCTTCTGTCGAAATTAATGCAATTGTTCCATCTGGTACAATTGGTTTTACTTTTTCTTCGATGTCATCATAATAAGTTGCTGAATATTCATAAATATCGCCTACCCCTGAAATTCTACCGATATATGTTGCCCCATTCGGTAAATTTTGAGGTTTGAATTCACCGATATTCACGTTTCTAATGTCTAATAGTTTTAAGATGTCTTCATCTTTTAAAAGGACATCTGTAACATCAGGTGAAATTACAACAACATCTGGATTTACAAAGCCTGTTTGTTGTACTGTACGTACCCAACGTTTTAGATCAGCGTATTTGTTAGATGTTGGTTCGCTCCATAAATTTTGACCAGATAATGTTTCGCGATTTGTATGATTAAAAGAAATGACATAATCTACACCATCGCCTTTTACTTGGATTTCTCCATCGAAAATAGCTTGAGCACACATTACTTCTTCACGACGTGTAATCATGTCGTCTAAATCTTGTAAATCTTTTACTAGTTTTTCAGCAGCACGTTCGTCTGGTGTTCTTGAAGAATAAATATTTTCACCCATTAGTCGTTTTTGTAAATCTGCAGCTGTAGTAATTGTTGTTGGTGCTACTAAAGGTGGTTCAAATGTTTCTGTACGGAATCCGCTGTTTTCGACAACTTTTCCGCCAATTTTTTCACTTACATATGGAGCAACTTTTGCTCTCCCTTTTTTAATATCAACATCAACTTTATTAGTAGGTGACAACTCTTTTTCCTTAAACAAAGTGTCACGAACAAATGTAGTAACACGTGGCATACGTTCCACGAATTTTAACATTGTACGAGTTTCAAATAAATCTACTGCCATTGATTATTCCTCCCCTTGCGGATCAGCCGCGATTGTATTTCTTAATGTGATTCCGATATTGCTTAAAACCTTTTTGTATTCCACTTGGTTTGCACCTTCTGGAATAATAATTTTACGCGCATTAAATTCACCGCGTACATAGCAAACTGCTTCTTTTGTTTCTCCTGCGGATGTTGCTACTGCATCAGCCATAATGCCATAAACATCCGTTACATTGCTTTCAGATGTCATAGCAACAGCTTGTCCTTCTGCATTTAATGCAAAAACCTGACCGACTGACAGTTCTTGACCTGGCGCAACTGTAATCGGTTCAGTTACCACATCCGACTGAAATCCAGCTAAAAGGTTGTCAAACTCTAAAACTCGCATATTACTTACCTCCTAACACTTTATTAATCAATGCATCTACTTCTTCATCTTTTGATTGTGGTAGTGCATTTGCTTCTACTTCATTGATTATCTGTGCATCTTCTTTAATGTTTTGCAACATCATCGATTTTTTTAATGCGTCATTTTTCAGTATTTCAACAGCTACTTCACCTGCAGTTGCACCTGTTTCGAATTTCGCCTTATTAATAATTTCTTCTGCACCAGGCACAGCAATATTTTCAATTTCTTGGATACGTTTGCGTTCCGCAGCAATTGCTTCTTCTTTCGCTTCGTTCTTAATTTGTTCAACTAATTCAGGATATTGATTTTTTAATTCCTGCAAATCCATTTTTTTATTCACTCCTTCTTTGATGTTTTGTTGGACTCCAACACTGTTCACAACAGAAATACCTTTTTCTTGGCTTGCCAACAATTCTCTCATCCGATTAATAACTTCTTCTGGCAACATACCGCCAGATAATTCGGGTATATTCATGCTTGCAACTGCTCCCACTTCACTTTCAAACATGATTTCATCGATGAAACCGGCTTCTTTTGCTTCCTGTGCAGTCATCCATGTTTCTGCATCCATTAATTGTTTTAATTCATCCACCGTTTTCCCTGTTTTAGAGATATAAGCATTCATGATTGAACGGTTCACTTTTTGCAAGAAATCACTGTTATGATTCATCACTCGATAATCGCCTTCTGCGCTATTCATTGCATTATGAATCATCAATTGCGATGTTGGAGCCATTGCAATATGGGTCCCAGCCATCGCAATCACACTGGCAGCGCTTGCTGCAACCCCAACAATTTCTACTTTGACATTGCCAGCAAATTTTTTTAATTCGGTATAGATTTCAGATGCACTAAAAACCGAACCGCCACCGCTATTGATAACAACATTTAATTCTTTGACATTGTTTCGAATAGCATTTTCAACCACTCTCGAAACTTTGGATGGACTAGTTGCTGGTATTCTGAACAAGTCATACACCCATTGGTGGCTGTCTGGAATAATTGGTCCTTTGATTTCAATCTTCATCTCCCTCTCTCACCTCCTTTTGAAGTTCTTCATATTTAGCGTCTAATCCAGATTCCCTCCGTGCCTTTTCTTCGCGAATACGAAGCAAATGATTTCTCCAGAAATCGCCTCCAGTTAATTCGACCGTTTCTTTTGTACGGGTACTAAATCCATTCTCCACACGTTTAATCGCTGCATTCACTTCTTTGAGTGGGTCCAATTGTCCTTGGCTTGGGCCGTTCCATTCAGCTTTACAGTAAGCTTTACGTATCATCGGGTCATTAAAAAAGCCAGGCGCTTGAATACGGCCTAGCAAAACAGCTTCTGTTAAGAATTCTTCATATATTGGTTGGCAAAATCTTTTTGCAATCCACTCTCGACGCATTTTGAACATTTTCCATGCTTCCAACAACGCGCCGCGAGAAGCAGAATAAGAGCTTGTAAAGTGTTTTAACAATAATTCATAAGGCAGTTCTAAAGCTGACCCAATTTGTCTACAAATTGATACAACAAACGGATCAAATGAAGCATTATTACGAGCAGGGTTAGCTGTAGTTGCTTTTTCACCTTCCCCTAAAGCAACAATAGCACCTGGCCCTAATTCATAAGATGTTTCATCATCATGATCAACTTGCTCTTGTTCTGGAATTGCGTCATCTAATGGCGGACCATCATATCCCGAGTCTTCCATTTCGATGAAAACTGTAAATAACGATGATACTAAAGCTGCCATTAATTCCGCTTCTGTGTATCGGTCAAGCTGTTTCAACGATTCTATAACCGGCGCTAATATCGGCACCCCTCTGCGTTGCTCCGGCCGTTCCGACTCCATAAGATGAAGCACATTTTGCCTTCCAGTTTTTTTACCGAATTTTTCTATACGGATCCATTCATTTCTACTTGATGAAAGCGCCAATGGATGTTGTTTGGAAATGTGATAAGCTACCACTTCACCAAACTTACCGAGTTCAACACCATTGATAATATTTGGATTGTTGCCTGGTGGGGCACAAACTCTATCTGCTTCAATTAATTGGACTCTCAAAGAATACGGATTTTGCGGATTATCTCGATAAGGCAACAAAGCAAAAACTTCCCCAGACATCAAAAATGACAGGAAAGCCAATTGCTGCAGCTCGTAAAAATCATGCATCTGCATGGCATCACACATCAAACTTTCAGACCACAACTCAAATTCTCTTTCTGCTGCCGCTTCCCACTCATCAGCTTCTTCTTCTGTTAACCCTAGAAATTCATAATCAATCTGAGCATTTAAACGTAGGCCAGCGCCAACTACATTCGTTCGAATCGTTTTTAATGACCCGGTTGCAAGAGGAGTATTCATATAAAGGTCACGGGATCGTTGGCGTAAGGTATCTAAATTATCATCAATATCCTCTTTTGTACTTCCACCTTTAAAAATCCAGCCAAGCATGGATTTTTTTCGCTTACTTGCTCCGCCGTTTGAATACCCAGAATTCAGCAATTCTAATTTTCTTCTTGCATAATTTCTTTTCAACGCTCTCTCTGGGGAAACCACCGAAATAGCTTTATCTAATAAATTCAAACCCTTTCACCTCGCTTTCTATAAATCTCTTGGCACGATCCGCGTCACTCTCCTTCTTCCTCGACCACTTTCCCGTGCTTCTGCTTTCGCTAATTCTTTTTGCCAAAACTTTATTTGTTCACGTACCTGAGATAAATTTGCTCTTTCTAGTTTTCTGTTATCAATCGAATAGCTTTGACCAGAAGCAATTGCTGCCTCAGCATCCAGCCAAATTTTCAACCTTTCTCTACATTCTTTTACTGTGAAAGCCATATTTTACAGTCCTTTCGAAATCACTCTTCTTCTCCTTTTTCTACGTCTAACAGTTTGGTTATAAACCGCTCCAGTAAGATTGTTTTTATGCAAATACTCTAAATCTGGATTTAAAATTTTCAATGCAGCCAATGCGTAGTTTCGTAAATCTAGAGGCTCGTTCCTCACGTTTGAAGAACGTTTCACCCATTCATATCTAATCAGTCCATTTACACGTTTGGGTTTTTTGTATTCTGATGTTAAGCCAATAAAATAAGCCTCGTCATAACCTTTTTCCTTATTCACTGGAAAATGGCAATAACCATGCTTTTCTGGATCTTCAATTTTTAATCTACCGTATATAATATCTTTTCCTTCGTTAACGCCAATGTGGAATAAATACGTATCTTTTTTGATTCCTACTTTACTAGGTTTCGAAATGAACGGAATTCCCGTTCCTCCCTTACCTTTTACAGCAAATATTCGTCGATATTCTCGTTCTTTACAAAAATCATAAACTTCGGACGTGTAATGCCCACCACTATCGACACACGTTGCCGATACCGTAAGTTTTACTCCTGCAGATGTATACCACTCTTTAAGCAAAAATGAATCCAATTGGTCCCAAACGGCTTGTTGACCAGGGTCACCGTAGAAAACTTTATATTCGATACCCCAACTAGTTTCACCAAGACCCCAACCAACCACTTCTACTTCCAATCGGTCATCTTGAACGTCTACACCAGCTGTTAAAACTAATACGCCATCAGGAATATCATGCTGATATTCTTCTCTTCGTTGCATTAATTTATTGTGGTCATGCTCTTGTGGCTTTTCTTCCCAGGATTCTCCCAAAGTTGTGTTTTTCCATGTTTTTAATGTTTCTGGACCTTTCCTTTTTGCTTCCTTGAATTCATGAATAATATTTTCCCAAGATTCCCAAGGTGAAGCGAAAGCATTTAAGTGAAATCCTCTTTTTCTTGCTTCTGGATTCCTTGCAATCCATTTTCCAGGCCTTGATTTCCACTCGACTTCTGTATGTAGCGATTTACAATAAATACATTCCATGCCAACTGGTTCAAATCTTATTTGTTCCCAAACATAAGGTTGAAATTTACCGCATGACGGGCACGATACGCACCACTGTTCCATTGTGCTTTCATTATACTCAGCCTCAATTCTTGAAGCCCCCTTAATAGTTGGAGTGGAAACCGAGATTTTTTTTCGATTCCAGAACGTTTTTGTCCGTTTGTGCGCTAATGATAGCGGGTCTCCCTCAGTTCCTGCGCTCAACGGAAAACGGTCAACCTCATCCGCTAATACAATTCGAACTGGTCTTGATGCTAAGCTTGCAGGTGAATTGGCACCAACTAGTGTCAAATGTCCTCCTGGAAACTTTTTTTGAAGCAAAGTGTTGTTACCATCTTTTGCTTTTGGACTGTTCACTTTTTTGGCGAGGGATGGTGTATCTCTAATCATTGGTGCAATTCTGTCTTTTGAGTAAGCCTCAGCCATTTCTAAAGTTGGTTGCATTAATAACATAGGCGACGGATCATAATCAATATGATAACCAATGATATTATTGATAATTTCTGATTTACCAACTTGTGCAGAGGACATCACAACAATTTCTTCATAATCAGGATTATTAATGGAATCCATAATTTCCCGTTGATATGGCGCTCGGTCCGTATTCCATTTACCGTGTTCCGCTGATGATTCCTTCGATAATACTCTATATTTATCTGCCCACTGAGATACGGTTAATTTAGGTGGTGGTGCTGTTAATTTTGCAATTTTTTTAAACAGAATCAGTGTGTGTTTGCGAACCATCGTCATCTTCCTCTACTTCATCATCAGCATCATCATCGGTTGCTTCAATGAACATTGACGGATCATACTCCGATAACTCTTGAAGTGCTTCATGAATATCTCTTTCAATCAACGCTTCAATGAGTTTTGGGTCACTTTTGTTAACAAGCATATTAGCTAGTTTTGTGGGTAAAGATAACATTTTTGAACGAAATGCCATAATCATATGGTTAAGCACTTTTTCAACATCTTCAGAACGGTGCATTTCATTTTTTAAATGAGCAAGCTCGATTTCTGCTTTTTCACGCTTAGCTTTTTCATGTAGCCATTTTTCATATTCTAATGATTCTGTTACGTCGTTTTCATCCATTCCCTCTGATGAAAGTTTTAAAAAATTAATGTATTTGCTGACAGTATCAATTAAATCGAATCGTCCGTGTGCTACACGACTTATCACACCCTCTTCGACCAATTGACGAACTCTGCGCTCTGTCATATTAAACATTTTTGCGATTGTTTTTGTATTAACAACAAGACCATTCACATCAGATTTAGCAGACACCTAATCACCACCATTTTTCGAATATAATATTTCGAATCGCTTAGGATGGAAGGAACCGAATTTTTACGCTTATATCTAGACCGTTTTTGGGGCTCGCGAGACCCTCAGGCTTTGTATTGCGCCAGAAGGACCCGTAATTTATTTTCTTAGAAAAATAAAAGGCGCTGCAAATATGCTTGCAACGCCTGTCGTATCTAACTTTTCCATTAATACCATATTAACATGCTTTTTCTAAAATGTTCTGCCAAAAGTCTGCCAAAAGTCTGCCACCCATTTTATCCCAATTATCAAATATTTATCATAAACTTGAATATCCACAGGATTATCGACACTATCCACTACTTTAACATATCTTATATTCTGTTAAACATCTTAATTTCGTTATAAGCTAGATAAATCAATGCTTTGATATATCTCAATTTAATGAGTTTTACATTCTGTTTTTATGTAAATGTCTTTTGTTCACTAGATTATTAAACCGTTAAAAAGTAATGAAAATACGTTTTCTACTTCCGAAAACAAGCAAAATAAAAACATCCCTATTAAGGATGTTTCGTATATCAATATTTCAATTTTGTGTATGCATCATTGATTGCGTCTTGGTTGACTCCGATGTATTTCAATGTGATATAAGGAGAGCTATGATTAAATATATCTTGCAGTAATGCTACGTCTTTTGTTTCTTGATAAATGTGATAACCAAATGTTTTTCTTAATGTGTGCGTTCCGATTTCATCTAGATCGCATTCATGTGCTGCTTCTCTTAAAATATTATATGCTTGCACCCGTGTGATCGGTTTGTTTTTACCTTGTCGGGATTTAAATAAGTATTCTTCCAAGTGTTTATCTTCTACGTATTTATCTATCAATCTTTTGAGTTTTGGAACGATTGGAATTCTTTTAGTTTTATTGTTTGTCCTTGTGTTCTGTACTTTTTGTTCGCGTACTATAATATAATTTTTTCCTTTTACATCTTTCACTTTCATCCTCAATATATCGCTTATACGAAGACCAGTGTATATCCCAAAACAAAATAACAGCTCGTTTCGTTCACTCTTTGAAGCCAAAAATGCTCTCACTTCACGGATCTTCTCAACGTCCCTAATTGGTTGAACAAAATTCATGGCTTCACTTCCTCTGGTTTAACAGCTTTTTTCTTTTCTTCGTAAACAATAATTCCAAGAAACAAAGCAAGTTTATATAAAGCGTTGCTTTTAATACGATAAAATGTACGTTCAGTTAGATGTAGTTCTCTATAAATCTCATAATTATGCTTAGGCTCTTCAACAAGGTTTGTTTTCGTAATGATTTGTCGTTCGATTTTGTTTAGACGATTAAATCCTCGGTTGAACCATTTCATAAACTTTTCATAATTTTCTTCAAAGGTGATTTTTTTAATGACTGCGATTTCAGTCTTTGATTCTTTATATTCGGAGAAATTCGGCATTTCCAAGGTGAATCTTGTGGTTAACTTTGGCATTAAATCTTCGTCAGTAGTCAACAAATACGTGCGATATTGTCTAAAAACTTTTTCAAGATTTTTTTGAGTAGCCTCACGATCTACATTGTTGAGTAATTCTTTCATGGTGATAGCCTCCTTATATTTGTCTAAATGCCCCACGATTGCGCTTATACCTTGGTCTTCGTGCACCCATTAACTCCTCAATTTCTCGTTTGCTTAACTTTTCTTTGTGTTTTCTTGGTTTGTCGTTTGTAGTTTTCTTTTTCCTTTGGTTCTTATAAAAACCTTTTTCGATTAGTTCAGACTGTAATGTTCTCATTTGTATCACTCCTTCTCGTTTGTTAAATAAAAAAGAGGACAACAAATGACTGCAGCATAAAACTGCAATCAAATGTTGTCCTCCAGATGGCTGGTAGAACTATAAAGTAATTATTTCAATATCGTATTTTGTATTAAAAAAATCTCTGTCATGAGTGACAATTTTTAAATTATTTTTATTAGCTAAAAAGCAATAATATTCGTCATTAAAGTCGTATGTATGAGGATTATCAAAAAACTTAGGAAACTCGATTTCATCAAAAGAATCGCTCAATGGAACAGAGTTTTTTAGAATTTTCTGTTCTATTATTAAATTAATATTTTCAAATATAGGTTTGTATTTTTCATTTAATCTAAAATCATTTTTATAATCCTCAATATTATTGTCTGATTTCTTTGCAATTTCGTATTCCAGTCTAGAATATCTATTAGCAATTTCTGAAATTAATAGGGAGCTTGTATATATAATACCTCCAGTTGTTTTTATTTCATGAAAAAAATCACTATATGAATCAACTAATTTTTTTCTATAATCTCCAATACTACAATATATATATAGCCAAATATTTGCATCAAAGAAAAAACGGTCGTTTTTATTTATTGAATAATTTTTAATACGATGAACTTTCACCATCATCTAGTACCTCCTTGATTAACTGCTTAAACTCCTCTTCTTCTTCTTCATTTTTTTTGACTCTTTGTATAACCTGAGTAACTAAATACATATCTAATTCGTCTAAATTTAATAATTTTAATTTTTCATTAAGTTCTTCACTAGAAAAGTTTTTGTATAAATGTCCAATTGCAACATTTAGGAAAGCAGTAGTAAGATCGGTGATTTCAGAAAAATCTAGTTCAACATAATCGTTTTGTAAAAGTGCGTTTGAAACTTCCTTAAATAATAATTCACCTTTAGATGCTGAAACAGCAATATTTGAATCAATAACTTTTTTAACACTAATTTTCATCAATATTCCTCCTAAAACCATATTTCACTAACCTCACTTTTAACTTCTTTACTCCAATCACTAACAATATTTACTATTGTTCCACCAAATTTATACTTCATTTGTTTCAAGTCTATAGAATTCATATTTTGTTCCCAATAACCATTGCCAGATACTATACTTAATACACCATTATTGTTTAATTGTTCCTTTAAAAAATAGAGTCCAATTCCTCCATCTTTCCCCGGTTTTGTAGTATTTCCAAATTCAGTTGACCAATTAATTGCTTTTTCATCAATAATCTTGTCCCCTAATTTGCTTCTGACATTTTCTCCAATAGTTTTTCCTAAGTCCACTAATGTAAATGCAACTTTTCTTTTTTTATGGAAATATTGTCCACATGCAAATACATATTCACTACTAGCATGAATTCTTGTATTTTCGAATACTTCTTGTAAACATTTTTTAAATAATTTCTTTTGCTTACTATTTAGAGGTAAATTAATCTTTGGTAATACTTCTTCGTTAAGATACTCAGTAAATCCTTCTTCATCATTAGTATTAAAAATTCTAAATGGAATAGTACTGTTGTAAGTATCGACAGTAGAACCAATTTTATACTTTTCATAAAATCCATTTTTTAGAAATATCTCTTTTATTTTCTTACCAACATTTTTTACAGATACCTTACAGTTATTATATTTTAATAATTCCACAATACTTGCCCATACTGCAACAAAGTTCGCTTCAAACCATGTAGTTCTGGTAAAATCAAAGATAATATGATTATTTTTACAACATTTTAATTCTTCGTACATTTTAGAAAAAAAGAGAAATCCTAAGTAATGATTTTCTATTCTAACTGGCATTTCATAATTGATTACTTTCAAAAATCCTCACCCTCATCCCATTTAACACGTTTTACATGCCCCTGATGCGTGATAATTTTTGTCTCAGCAAAAGGTGGAAGCTCTGCATATTTTGCTTTGCCATTTGATAAAATTATCACACAACTCTCAGGTAATTCCATTATATCAAGATTTAAGTGACCCGTATCTGAAATTTTTAACTCTTTCATTCTCATTAAAGCTTCCTCCTATGCTATAATATTAATGTGATAAATCGAAGGAAGCTTCATAAATTTGCTACGGTTTTAACCGTAGCATTTTTATATTTTGGAAGATATAAAAGTGTAACATTTATCTACTGATTTAAATACCTCGTGCAATTCATCGTTTTCTATTTCATAAAATCTTTCGTTCTTTCGAATATTGAAAGAATCAATTTTTATTTTCCAGTTTCTTGTTCCTTTGTGCTTTTTATCTTCAATTGGATTCATTACCGTTTTCTCTAATGTTTTTCCCAACAGTACAATTTTGTTACGGATTTTTCGTCTTTCCCTTTTGCTTTTCTCTGTATCTAATAAGCTTTGTAACTCGTCAATTTGCTGTAGAATTGCAACGCGTTCCTTCTTGATTTGGATTCGCTTTTTTCTTATTTGAATTTTGTTCAAGTCTGTCACCTCTTGAAAACTTGTCCTGTTTTATTCAATATATCCACAATTCACAATGGATAATTTATATCTCATTGTGTTAATTTTTGTTCGTTTCTTCGAATTGTTAGATTCAATAATCTTCTTCATTTTGGTACTTGATAAAATCTTCTGCACCTTCAAACAGTTCTTCAAATGTCTTTTCAATAGCTTCCATAATTGGACTGTCACCTGTATCTGGATTGCTACCATCTACCAATGCTTGTGCAACATATTTAGCAAATTCTTGTCTACATCCTCTTTTTACAATCGATCCATCATAGTTATTCGTACTATCTTTAAATCCTTCAACAAGGTTGCGAATTGGAATTTCGATTTTTAATTTGTCGTTAGTGACAGTTGCTTTAAAACCTAAATTTTCGAATACTGTTGGCATAAAATCCCTTCTTTCATTACATTTTTAACTTGTCCACGTTCCAAACTGGGTAATATCCATTTTGCCCACGTGCGAATCCATGAGGGTTATTCAATTGATCTTCCGTTAATTCAATACCAAATTTCTTTTTCAACATTGTTCTACTCCAATAACCATGCTCTGGTGATTCTCCAAAACCGAACAATGGTAATCCTAATACTTCAATATCCTTTTTGAAATACAAGTTCCAATGATTCTTTTTTAAGTTACGTAGCATTTTCCAACTCCTTATCTCGCATTTTCTACGTACTGCGACATTATTTATCTGAAAGCTCTTTAAATATGTCTACAAATACCCCTATAGTTTCGTATTCATCACGAGCAAGCCACTTCATTTTTCTGTCTTCTAATTCTGTAAGTTGTCTAGCAAGTGCTTTTTCTAACGATTCTTTCAGTTCCTTATAAGCAATTTCTTCATCAATAAATCTTTTATAATTTTTCATAAAAAATCCCCCTTTAATGTCGCTTTATTGTTCAAATGTGACTAACCCCAGTGTCCATTACGTTTCATGATTTCAACAACTTCATCAATATAAGTTTCATCTAAATTAATGACAATGTAGTTATTGAATGGTCTTTTTCCATCATTGATGCGGCCTTTTTCAATATGTTCAGCAACCTTATTAAATGTGTTCATGAATTCTATCTTTAATTCATCTGGTACATACTTTTGAAAATCGCGCTCATTTAGTACCGTAAATTTTCGATCAAAACCTTCTTTGATCGTGCCATCAAAAGCTGGTTCTCTTTTCTCCCAGCTTAACAACATATTCTTTACTTCTTGATTTACATGTCTGTAATTATCATTCATCGTCATCTTCCTTTCCAAAAACGTTCAATTTTCGTCGTAATACGAGCTATTTTTCGTTCACAATTTTCATCACTTTTTCCGCACCTTTTTCATTCATTTCATAAATCGCCACCTTTACATCGTTTTCCTTACAATGTTTAGCAAGAAAATTCGAAATGGCTTCTTTAAAATCGTTATCATTCGTTTGAAGCACAAACACATTTTTCATTATTTTTCCTCCCTCACATTTTTTTCAAATTAACATAATCATTGGAGTGTTCATTTATTAATAATTGAATATTTTCCATTTACAACGTCATTTACTGTTAAATAAAACATTGCTTTTTTCTCTCTCAATAGCCAACGCAAATCGTTTAAAGTAGTTAATTTGTCAATTTCTACGGACAAACCGTTCCAATGAAATTTCACTCTTTTTCCTTCTGATAAAGCCTTTTCAGCTTCATTACGAGATATGAAATTAGACAATAATTTTCCTCCTTTGTTTCTCATATTTGTTCATGTGCGCTTTATTAGTTCCTCGAATTGTTTGGCTTTTTGTCTTAGCTGATACTTTTTTAACCGTTCAGGTAATTCACTTTGAAGATATAATCGATAATGATGAGGGCAAAAATCTACATTTATACCAATTTCGATTGCACATTCGTTGCACAAAGGTAAATCACATGTTTCATGTTTACATTTTGAATTTTCACGAATAAATCTCTGATAATCTCTGTAGAAAATAATAGAGTTATCGTAACGAATGACATAATCACACAATTTTTCAGCTACCTTTACCTTACAAATAGCACATGGATTTTCAAAAATGTTTGGATCGTTCATTTACTCACCTTTTTCTAAACTGATTCCCATGCTTTTGTTATAAATCTTGTTTAATTCTTCGTCCGACAATTTACTTAAAAATTCTTCGCTATAATGGGTCATCAAACTGCAAATGAAAATCATCTCTTCGCGTTCCTCTTGCGACATTTGATTCACCCTTTTTTCTTCTCTTTAATTCGTTTTTCAATCTCTATACCGAATACCGTCAATGCTCCTAAGATAACAATGATCCAAGCTACTGGATGTAATAGTTCACTCATGCTGTTCCCTCCTACAAATGCTTACCATACTGCGTTTTACTGGTGCTTTTTTATTACGTTTCTCATTTTTCGAAGCGATGAACTAGTTAAGTCTGTAATATCTCCTGCTATTTCGAGCATAAGTTTTACCATGTATTCTTTTTCTTCTTGGGCTTGTTTTAATTTCAAGAATTCTTGAACGGGAATTAAAATGTATTCTCTAGACATTGTTCTCAACACCCAGCTTTGCTAAAATTCTTTTCCTTTCAGCTTCAAAATCAATATTTTTTTCGGTGACAGTTTCATCATCAGTTTTTTCAGTGTGTGATTCATCAACATTACGTTTGTAGAACCAATCAGGTATTTTTTCTTGATGGATTCTATTTCTGCTATTTTTTTGTTGCTTTTGAGCTTCAAATCGTTTTCTGTCAGCTTCTACATCAGCAAGTGATTTAAAGTTTTTGTTATGCCAGTTTTTAAGAATGGTTTCAACGTATTTCCAGTTTCGTACATTATTTTCTGTTGAAAGTTTCATAGCTTCTAAAACTAGTTCTTCGTTTAGATCGTCAATCCAGGCTCCAATTTTTTCAGCTACATATGGGCTCAATGTACCGAAGCCATTTTGTTCGTAAAATGAGAATGCCGATGTTTTTGCTGCTGGCTGCTCTTCTTTATCATCATCAATATTATTTATCTCTGTAGTATTCTCTGTTAGTAATCTATGTTGTAGTCTATGGTTATTGGTGTGTTCAATTTGAGCAGTCTTATTGCTCAAATTGAACAGCTCGTCTGTGCAATTTGAGCAACTCGACTGTTCATTTTGAGCAGATGGACTGTTCACTAATTTTTGGTAATCAATTCGGTACCATTTCGTTTTGTCGATTTTCAATGCGTTGTACTTGTCAGTGCTGATTAAATAACCTTGCTTTTCCAAGCTGTTAATAACTCTTCTTACAGTTGCAAGCGACCAAAAAGGAAATTCTGTTTGCCAATCCTCGTAAGTTTTGTAAAACCACTTATATCCTTCAAATTCGTGCGTTGTCTTTCCTAACCAGTAATGCGCCTGCTGCAGTACTATAGCTTCGTTCAATCCGATTTTTACAGCAAGTGACGGTAAAACCTGAAGTGGTGGTTCGTTGATCAATAAATTCATATTTGCTCCCCCCTATGGCGCAGGAATGATGCGAGTTCGATTAGTGTAGCGATTAATAAGCAGCCATTGATCGCTCATTTTTTTGCTAATCAGCCAGTTGTTTGGATTAAGTCGGAATGTTTTGACATACTTGCTTTCGTTCACTGTAAGCTTTCGACCACGCTTCATAATCTTCCCTCCCACGTTTCTATGAATCGTAATGCATCTTGTAGCTGATATTGCTTAATATCCCGATATGATCCGACTTGATATCGTTCTTTTAGTGCTGCATATAGTTCGCGAAAAAGCAGTTGTTTAGATTTAGACCCCGGTTTTTCTGAAAGTTCATATACACGTGCAGCAACAGCTTTTCGTACACGAATTTGCTCCCCGCTATGCAAAGTGACTTCGCGTAATTGTTGTTCCAACCACTCCACCTTCCTCTCGATTTCTATAAATCTTTCATACGGAATTGGCAAATGTTCTTGTCGTTGAAATTGTTTTGATGTGCTGAAATAATTGGCAATCAGTGCATTCATAGCTGTTCGTGCTTTTTCAGTTTTCAGGTGTCTCGCATGCATCCAGGCACCTTGCTCCGTCCATAAATACAAAACTGATACATATTTGAGGGTGACGTCATTTTGTCGGGAGGCTTTAAACCGTTTTAACTCTTCACCTGTCAACGCAAAGTAGTGTACGCCATGTAGAAAATTCTTTTTATTGCGTTGAAAATTCCGATTGATAATACTACTTTTCGTGTTCAGAGATTCGGCAAGTTGCGCTGTTGTCAGCACCCGAATGTCATTGTGTGCGATAATTTCCCGTTCCTGAAGCTGTTGCATACCATTCTCTCCTTTCTAGGGTGACGTCATTTTGTTACCACCCTATTTAACTAACTGCTTTCATGCTAGAAGCAAGATCAATTGCATCTTGAATTGCCTGTACTCTAATGCGTTGTTCGTTATATTTTGCTTTCGCTTCTCTGTATTCATAGTCATTGTCTGCATTCGCAACTTCTATTGCTAAATCTGTTAGTAATTCTTTTTCGTCTGAAAGAAATTGTTTTAACTTTTGGATATATGCTGTCATGTTTTTCCCTCCCTTGAATATTTGAAGAAAATCATCCATAATAAAGGTGTGAATTTTTTTAAATCGTATTTAGCAAGCCTTTTGTGCTTGCATTTTTTATGCAGTTTTTTCGACATATTCCTCGTATTCTTTTTGAGTCATCAGCGTGATAAATTTTATTCCTTTGATTTCGGCAAACGCTTCATAAGGATGCTGATCGCTCGGAAACTTTCTTACTGTGAAATCTTCAAAAATAGATAAGAATGTTTTCGTAATAAGAATATGGACTTCAGCTTTATCAACATCAACATAGATTGATAACCATTTCTTTTTCGTGATTTCTTGAAGTTCATTCACTAACTCTAAAACTTTCTCAACCACTAGATTCACCTCCATGAGTTATTTTTGGTGATAGAATCAACAATCCATCTACAACGTCGTCGCCACTGGAGCCATGATGGCCGCCGCTCGCTCTTTCGAGGTCTTGGCGAAGCTGGGCTCGGTTATAGATAGATTGCTAATCCCATCAAGCAGCCTACAAGTATAGAATTTGTGACGAGAGAAAGGTATAAGGGGAAATAAGTGACGCTAACCAACAAACTTGTAGACTGCTTGATGAGAGCGAGTATTATCTCGCTACTCAAAAAGATTTATGATATAATAAAAATTAATTCGAATTATTCTTTGTCTTACCGTTAGTCGTTCCAGCGATTGACGGTATTTTTATTTGAAACTAAATACAAAGCAATCAATCTTTGTTTTAAAGTCATATGTTTCCAAGCACGAGGCTTAATTCGCATATACTATCCCCCTTACTGTAGGCTTGAAATATAACCAGCACTTACTAATTTTCTGTAATGCTTTTGCCAAATTTCTGTATAACTTATTTTTGCTTCTGTGCAAACGACTGCTACAAAGTGGTCTAGTGCAGTAATTGCATCGACGGCTTCGATAAGCATATTTTCAACTTCTTGGCGTTCAAAAAGCTTTATTGCTTTCAAAGGCTTTGCTAAACATGTTTTTAAGATGTGTTCTAATGCTTCTTGTAGCTCCTCGATTGTTTTTTCTTTAACACTAGATCGGTGCAAATCTACATTTTCTCCGTCTAGCCAAACTGGCCCCGTCCCTGTATAAGCATTTCGAATGGTCATAGCGAACTTTGGATCGTCATATTTGGCGACGATTTTTTTGCTAATATCTTGCGGAATGGGAGCTCTTCCGTTTTCATATTTAGAAATGGTTTCTCGAACGACGCCCATGTCGAATGCAAATTGTTGCTGGGTTTTATCACCTCTAATCTCTTTCAATGCTTGTCCTACTTTGTTATGTTTCATATCTGTCCACCTTTCTCTTCAAATTGTTAATACGAATTCACATTGATTGCTAAATTGAATTCGAAATGTACCGCTAAAAACTGTAAATACTAGTAAAATATAAGTAGTATAAGAGAGAATTGATTTAACACAAGTTCTTGCATAATTTTTATAACCATTCATTCATGATGATTTCTTTTATGGCCTTTTCTGTAGGTTCACGTAACCAAATTCTTTTACCTCTCTCATAAGGTTGACGTTGATACCGTCTAATACGTGGATCGCGAAGTAAATTTTCTTCAAGCCATGTTTTGCTATATCTTGTTTCCCTCACGAGGTCATCAATATCCCAAAAAAGAGTCTTACCCTCCTCACTCATGACCTCTGTCTCGCTACGCAGTTTTCTAACCACCTTTTTCACCCCCTAGAAGGGTTTCGTCAAAATGACGTTACCCTATTTCTTATTTGAACTGAGTAGGATTTTCCTCACCCTTGTCGAATATTGACAAGAAAGGAGGTGTTTTAAATGATTTATACATTTTCAATACAAGGAAGTAGTGAAGAGCCCTATACTCTTCAATTTTCAATTACTGAAAAATCATTTAAAGCTGAATGCAATTGCCCAGCAGGATTAATGGGCACATTATGCAAACACATCATCTGGATCATCGAAGGACAAATACCTTCAAATTTAATTGATGGTGATATTTCTAAAATTGTAGAGATTTCTAAAGCTTTTCACTCATCAGAAGTTGGTGATGTGTACAACCACTATAAAGAACTTGAAAAAGAGATAGAAAAACTCAAAAAGGAATTGAAGAACCGAAAGAAACAAGTTGCTCGTTTGCTTTACGAATGATATTTCCTAAGCCGTTGTACCAGCAACGGCATATTTTACAGTTTAAATAAACCGCACGTTTCGTGTTGTTTATGAGTAAAAAATTTCCTCAATACTTTTTCCAAAGTAAGATGCAATTTTTACTTTTATTTCATCTCTAGGTATTCTTTGCCCATTTTCATACATTTGCCATGCGCTGACGCTAACACCAATGTCATTTGCAACTTTTTCTCTAGATTTATTACCTCGTAACTCAGTCAGTTTTTTTCCAATCTTTTCTTTATTCACAATAATACCACCTCCGCACGTTTCGTGTTGTTATTTATAATATAAAACACACAAAATGTGTTGTCAATGATTTTATAAAATATATTTTTCTTAACACGTTTTGTGTTAATATGGTGATAGGTGATAAAATAATGACAGAACAATTAGGAAAAAGAATTAGGTTCCTCCGCAAATCAAAAAAATTATCTCAGAAAGAATTTGGTAATTTATTTGGTTTAGCTGAAAGTACAATAGGTATGTATGAAAGAGATGAAAGAAGACCTGATTATGAATTATTGAGTAAGTTTGCTGATTATTTTGGTGTAAGTACTGATTACTTACTTGGTCGCACCGACATACCGGATCCAACACCTCACAAAGAAGTTGATAAAGAATTCCAGTCTTTTATTAACGATCCAGAACTTCAATTGTGGTATAAAGAGTTACCTCAATCGGATGAAGAGGAATTGCGAAAACTGCGTACTATTTGGGAAATGATAAAAAAAGATAAATAGACAAAAATTTTACTATCACTTTAAGACATGTCAAAATCCGACATGTCATTTATTATACAAAGATATTGTTAAAATATTCTATTTTCAGGTTATTAATTCATTATATATGTGATGGTAAAAATTATCGTTATTCAATTTATCTATTCAACACTATCTTGATTTAAATTAAATATCTAAAAATTAAACTTAAAAAATAAAATTGAGAATTTTGGATATAAAATGGAATTTAGAAAGTTCAGGAGGTGTAAAGTTTGAACTATAGAGTATACAAAATTAAAGGTAAGCATAATGAAACTAAAAGAGTTCGTACACTAAAAATTGAAGCTTTTGATGAAGAAGATGCAATAAATGAGGCACTTAATCTAGGGTTAGAAAGTATTAATTCAGTGGAAATTGTCCCTTTCGATCCGCCTACTGAAAGACAGTTAGAGTATGCAAAAAGTTTAAGTATCAAAATACCGGAAAATGCTTGTAAGACGGATGTTTCTGCATTAATCAACCGAGCTGTCAATAAGGATGGAGAACCAAACGAAGGTCTTATAGAGTTTGCGACAAACAAAAGGATTTTTTTCTCGAAATACATAGGAAAAACAGCGCTTTATAATTTGGTTTTTTATGAATTACCAGATTTAGATCGTGTTGCATTTTTTGTTTTTTCAATTTACAGATATATTTCTGATGATCGTCACGCAAATTTAGACACTCATCCATATCATGAAAAATTTTATGAATTTGCAGAATCCGTTGTGAAAGATGAACGATTTATGAAATCTATGAAAAAATACAGCGGGGCTGATTTAAAATTTTTCGGCGAATTGACAACGTCAGACGGATGGACGCACACTGGCGGTTCTGTTAATACAATTGCATTTAAAACAGCAAGAGAATTCCTAATAAAGAATCACTTGATAAATAATAGTGCACCTTATAAATCCAAACAGCTACATCATAGAACAAGTAAAACATTAATCTTAATGGATGATGAAATAGAAGAATTTCAGGCAAATGGTTTCAAAGTAGAAAAGTTCGGAGAAGTATTTAGAAACGACACTGCTAATGAGACTTACTCAACAGAAGAAATGCCAAATGATGAACGAGATACAAACTTCAAAAGCAGCGTAGTTATAGGAGCTAGCGTAGCCTTTGCAATAATGTTCTTATATAAACTCCTATTTTCTTAGTATTATTAGAATTCTTGCTTAAATCAAGCATGTCATTTCTTATACAAAACGATTGTTAAAATATTCTATATTTGGATTGCTTATTCATTAATTAACGAGGTGATGATTGTGAAAAAAGTATTAGTATCAATTTTCCTGTTAGTTTTTTTAATTACTGGTTGTAGTAATGAAAGTACAGATGTTGTGAATAATGAAGAAACAACAAAAACATCTACTACTGAGAAATTACAAGAAGAAACTTCAAACTCTAATGAAAGTATTATTAATGAAATAATAAATAATAATGATTTATCACTAACAGAAAAAGTTGAATTGATTGTAAATGATAAATTAGGTTCAACTACTAACACTGAGTTAAAAAGACTTGATGGTGTTGAAATTATTGATGACGGAAACAACGATGCATTAATTATAGTATTAAATGGTAATGATAACTTCACAACCAAAATGATAAAAAAAGGTATGTGGATTGATTCGGTTAAAATTTTAGAGCCTATTTCTCAAATAAAAGAATTAAATGAAGTTGAATTAATATCTATTTTTTGGTTTTTACCACTAACCAACACTCAAGGTAATGAAGAAAATACAATTGTTATGTCTTTTAATATAGATATAGAAACATTGAATCAGATTAATTGGGATAATTTTGTTCACAATAATATCCCCAATGTTGCAAGTAATTACTTTGAACATTCAGTGCTGCAAGAATAAAGTTATTATATCATTTAAATTTGAGAAAATTTTTATAGATTAGGAGGAATAATCTCAGAAATCAAAAAATTGAAGATTATACCAGATTGACTCAACCAGCTATGATACACAAAGCTGTCAATTAGTTAATCAACGTTGACAACTATTATTATGTGAATATTAAGTGATTGTGGGTGAAATTTCGTTTGATTGATTCAAGTAATGCTACGTCATATGTTAAGAAATTTAAAATTGGAATTACACAACCTTTTATAATAAATGATTCACAAGGGAATTCTTATGTGTGTAAAGTTTTTGAAGAAGATCACGGCCAAAAACATCTCGTTAATGAATATGTATGTTATTGTTTAGCAAAAATGCTAAATCTACCTATTCCCGATGCTAAATTAATTCACCTAAATGACGAAATAATTAACGAGAATGAAGACTTAGTAAACAGAAATATAAAATCAAAAATTGCATTTGGTAGTATTTTATTAAACGATGTAAAAACTAACTTAACACCACCGTTATTAGAATATTGTAAGAATACAGAAGTAATTCCTTCAATTATTTTATTTGATCAATTAATTTTAAATGAAGATAGAGCAACAAATGACGGAAATTTATTGTTTGATTTTAAAAAGAAGAAATTATATATTATAGACCATTCACATGTATTTGAACATGGGACTATTTGGGATGCCACAACATTAAAACAAATAATTGAATCAAAAAAACTGTTAGTTGATAATTTTAATAAAAAATACTATAGAATGTTAAACAGATATATAAATGGATATAATCCATTTAATGAATTTTTAAATAAAATTAATAATATTGGTGAAAATGTTATTACCGAAATAGTTTATTCTATTCCGAATGAATGGGATTTATCTGATAAAGATTCAAATGCATTAATTGAGTTTTTGTTACATAGGATTAATATGATTCCGGACATACTAGAAGAAATAAGTAAATATTGTCCAAGCTGGAAAGGAGGGATTTCGATTGGAAGATAAGGTATTCTTTTCTATCGCCAAATATGTTCCTGATTTACTCAGGGATGAAAAAATCAATTTTGGATTTGCATATTATTATCCATCTGAAAGAAAATTAGGTTATTTACCTTCAAAAAATGTAAACCGTATTCAATCGTTCGATGATGAACTAGATAAAGAAACCATATCTATGCTTCAGGCTGATTTAGAATATGAATTTTCAATCGACACCCTTGATAATGATGAGGATGATGAAATACTTCAAAATTTACTCATGAAGAACGATAATTCAATACTTTTGTATAAAACCAAAAATTTTGTAAACCAAATTCAATTTACAGATATTCATTCAATTATTGTAGATGAATCACTTGAAAAAACACTAAATGATTTATCAGATATTTATCTTTACTATGATCGATCTATAAAAGAAAGAAGAATGGACAAAGAAAGAATTAAAAGTTTAACAAAAAAAATAATAAAAAGTAACTTTGGTAAGGATTTCTACTCAAATATTAATGCAAATATTAACAATAAATTGTCCTTTAATAAGGAGCCTTATGATTTTAAAGTAAACATAAAAAATGAAATTAAGTATATTAAGGCTCTAAGTTTTGATTACAAAAAATATTATAAACTCTATGATGAACTAAAAATATTCCTCTTTGATTTGCAAAGAACAATAAATAATAATCATGAAATAAGTAATAAAAATTTTATTGTAGTCATTAATAATACAGATTTTGAGCAGGAATTTGAACAAATTGCTAAAGACATATTAGAAAAAGAAGTAACACTTTATACAATAGAAGAATTTAATAATGTAATTCAAAAAGAAACTGTATTTTCTTAA